CCTCAAAACTTATTCAATCCATTGACTGGGGTATATACTACACCATTCAATATTAACTCAGCCAATAGCCAGTATTATGAGATAAAGATCCTGATTAATTTCTCATTAGATGTTACCTTCCCAGCAGGTAACGTATCAGTAGGAACTCCTCAGTTTTATCTTAACTTTTTTAATGCACCTTATAATATAAACGTATCCTCCCCATTATACAATGGATTAACTGGAGTGCTAGGTGCAGGTACTTATAATGTAGCAGTAGATACTTTATTAGTTAGCATACAGGCAACAGATGCAACGCTATTGCCTCAGCTTACTGCATTAACGACAAATGTACAGGCATTCTTTTTTACAGGTGGGGGGTTTTATACTATACCTTACAACTTAGATTTAACAATCAATTCAGCAGATATAACCATTACCCCTAGCAGTAACATTGTAGCTGTGGGAGGTACGCTAGATGTTAATGACTATGTACCCAAAAAGATAAAGCAATCCGATTACGTTAAGGCTATCTTTAATATGTTTAACCTCTACGCTGAGGTGGACAAGAGCCAGCCTAATATGCTGAACCTAGTGCATAGAGATGATTACTATGATGCAGGTAAGCAGGTGGATTGGACCTACAAGCTAGCCAAAGACCAGGAACAAAGCCTGTCATTCCTTCCAGAGCTCACCAGCAAAAAGGTAATACTCACCTACGCACCTGATAAGGATGACCCGAATGTTATCTATACCAACGCCACGAACCAAATCTATGGGCAGGCTGAGGTAATATTTGACAACGAGTATGTAAAGGATGTAACAACTAAGGCCGTGCTATTCAGCCCTACCCCTGTGATAGATACTACCTTCGGAGCGTATGTACCTCAGATCATGGGCTCACAGCCTGATATTAACATCCGCATCCTTTACGATTCAACAGCGGAGGTAGGCCTCACCAATTGTGCTGCATTCAATATCTATGATTACGGTAGTGTTGGTGCAACTAACTTAACGAGCTACCCATATGTAGGTCATTTCAATGATCCATTAACCCCATCATGGGATTTGAATTTTGCCATCTGTTCCTTTTATTATTACCAGCCTCTCACGTTAACAGATAACAATCTGTACAATAAATACTGGAGGCGTACAATGGGGCAAATCAATAACGGCAAAATGTTAACGGCTTTCTTTGATTTAAAAGAGCCAGATATACAGAGCCTAGAGCTGAATGATAAGATAAGGATAGATAACTCATGGTGGAATATCAATAAGGTAATTGATTACGATGCCAATGCTAACAAGCTAACACAGGTGGAGCTCATTAGTGTAGATAGTGAGATTGATCTCATGAGCGTATTACCTGGAAGCACAGCAATACCTGGAGGAGCTCCTCCTATTGGTAACGGTAATAATGGGGCCATAGCTCATGTAGCTAGTAATACTATATTTAACCATAGGAACTCAAATGCAAACGTAATACCTGGCAACTCAAGTGGAGTAATAACGGGGAAGGGTAACGTAGTTAATGAAGGCCTCAAGACCGTAGTGGTAACGGATAACAAGTTAATATCTGAGGATGGTATCTATACCGATAACCTAGTAGTTTACAACAGGTACAACGGCCTACCAGTATTGCCAGCGTGCTATGCATATACTGCTGTATTATTTCAGGCTGGAGCTACTCCTCCAGTAGCTACTGAGCTAGTGAATACCTTTGGGCAAATCACCTGGAATTATTTAGGGGTAGGTCAATACCAGGCCACATTGGATGCATGGGATCTAGGTGCTATCCCACAGGACCGCATCACGGTAATGATCGGAGCCAGCTATTTTGATGGGATATATAGTGCTATCTATGTATCAGCCAATAACAGCATCTATGTAGATACTTCTCAGATAGGGGTAGGCTTCAGCGATAACTACCTAGCATATACAACAATTGAAATAAAATACTATCCATAATGAATCAAGTTGAGATACCTATAGTAATACAGGGCATTGGTGCCATGAGGGCAGAGCTTCGAGAATTAAAGGGAGCTATTGCCGAGGCTACTGATCCAGAACAAATGGCCGAGCTCTCTGCCAGAGCAGGGGAGCTAAAAGATAAGATATCAGATGCCAATGATGCGGCCAATGTGTTTGCATCAGGCAGTAAATTTGAGCAGGTCAGTAACTCATTAGGAGGTATTAAGGATAGCCTCATGAGCCTGGACTTTGAAGAGGCAAATCAAAAGGCAAAGGTATTTAGCCAGGTGATCGGAAAGATAAACCCTGCCGAACTAGGCAAAAGCTTCAAGAGCTTCATGGGGGTAATCGGTACAATGGGTGGAGCCTTTGTAAAGTTAGGAATGACCATCCTGGCGAACCCTATTTTTTTGCTAGTGGCAGTAATTACTGCTATTGTGGTAGCCATTGGTTACTTTATGAATAAGCTCGGATTATTGCAACCTATACTCGATAGTATTAAGGCATCTGTAGGATTTCTCGTTGATGGCTTCTATGCACTAACCGATGCACTAGGAATAACGGATAAGGCAGGTGAGGAACAAGCTGCAAAACAAAAGGCACAAACTGAGAGCCAGATAGCTAACATCGATAGGCAGATTGAGGCAGAAGAGCGAAAGAAAGCGGCCATAACCAATGCTTTTAATTTACGAGACAATCAATTCAAGAGAGATATAGAGCTAGCCAAAGCAGAGGGTAAAAATACATTTGAGCTTGAGAAGCAAAGGATCCTAGCATCCATTGCCTACAAGAAGAGAATGATTGAAGAGAACAAGGTGATATTCAAGCAGATTGACGCGAAGAGATTATTACTACTTTCTCAAATGGATGTTAATGGATCTGTGGCCACAGGTACCCAGGCACAGGTAGATCAATTGAATAAGATCAATGAGCAACTTGTAAAGCAAACCCAAGCCAATGAGCAACTCAATGATCAGATAAAGGATGGCCAAAACGAGCTCAAGATATTACAGATAGAAGAGAACAAAAGGCAAGTTGAAGCTAGCAAGGCACAGCAAAAGATCAATGAGGATAACGCTAAGAAGGCAGCCGATAACAATAAAAAGATAGCCGATAACAACAAGAAGGCGGCATCAGATGCGAAGGCTCAGAGAAAGCAACAAGTAACTGATATACAAACGCAGTACAATGAACAGCTCAAGCTAGAGGCTGAAGCTGTAAAGAACAGAACAGCCCTAATAGCTGAAGGTACCGACAAGGAAAAAATGGTCAGAGAGCAAGCCTTCCAGGATTACAAGCAGAACTTCCTAGAGGAGAAAATGAAGGAGGAGAAAGCGGCCATTGATAACGAATATATCACTAAGGGTGGAAGCATACAGAACTATGAGAAAAAACTAGCACAGCTTAGGCTAGATGCTATGAGCAAGCTAACAGCACAGGAGCTTCAGATTTTGAAGGATGCGGAAACGTTGAAAAATAACGAGCTCCTAGCTATTGACAAAAAGGCGGCAGAACAATATAAAGAAAACCAGCTTAAGATCAATGATCTCACCATCGAGGCCATGGCTGATGGGGCAGAGAAAGAGGCTATCATGCAGAAGCAGAAATATGATAAGCTAAGAGAAGAGGCCAAAAAAGATACTACACTAACTGAGGAGCAACGTAGGCAGATCATTGCTATCTATGATCAGATGGATGCGGATGAAACTCAGAAGCGAAATGATGAAAGGCTGAAGGCTCAGAGTGATCTAGCCCTGTCATTGGCTGATGAAAAAACCAGAGCCCTGGCAGAGGTAGAAGCGAAATATATACAGGATCAGGAACTGGCAAAGGGTAACTATGAGCTACTAGAAAAACTAAGAAAGGATCACGAGGATAAAGTAACAGAGATAAACAATAAGGCAGAGCAGGATAGGATAGATAGTGCACAAAAGGAAAGGGATGCCAGGCTAACATTGGCAGGTGATATAGCGGATGGCATTACAGATATCGCAAAGGGCTTAGTCAATGACCAGAAAAAACTAGAGAAATTTAATAAAGCTATGGCATTGGTTCAGATAGGAATCGATACAGGTAAGGCAATCAGCTCCCTTGTTGCAGCATCTCAGGCAAACCCTGCCAATGCAGTAACAGCAGGTACAGCAGGTGTTGCACAGTTTGCTTCTGGTATTATTCAGATCGCTACGAACATAGCTAAGGCCAAACAGATCCTAACATCTGGAGGCTCACCATCCTCAAGTGGTGGAGGTGGAGGTGCATCTAATGGTAATGGCAGTAGTGTTACTCAGGTAGTGCCACAATCGGCTCAGCTCTTTGGATCAGCCAATACAGGCAACGTAATGAGTGCAGGAGGAGGAGCTACTGAAACGGGAGGCATGACCGTTACTGCTATTGTATCTGAAACTCAAGTTACCAACGTGCAGAATAAGATAAATAAAATAAACAAAAACGCAGAATTATGATAAGTTTACAGAGCGTAATTAACAATGTGGTGAACTTCTATTCACAGCACAAACAGGTAAAGAAAGTAGGTACTGATTTTAGAGAGCAGATATTTAACTTTGCTACCCAGGATGAAAAATACCCTATCATTTTTATTGTGCCCGATGCTGTTATCCCTACAGAAAACACTACAGAATTTACCCTAGATATATTCTGCTATGATATCATACAAAAGGACAGGGCTAACATCATAACCATCCTAAGTGATTGCCATCAGATTCTTAATGATTTGTATGTATATTATTTCTTTGGTCTTGACAGGAGCATGGATGTGATCGGGGTGCCTACCTTTACCCCATTGAATAATGATTTACTCGATTATGCGGCAGGGTATCAGATGAGTATTACCTTTGCCCTCAATGACTGGACCGATTGCGCTGTACCGATTTAAACATTTGCCCTGGTTAATGTAATATAGGTATGACATTACCTAAATGGTGGGGGGACTGGAGACCTCAACTAGATCCACATACTGGAGATTTACAGCCTACTGATTTGATCGAATGTACTCAGATTGTAGGAGGTCAACCTATTAATACAGCCATCACAGGACAGCAGATAATTAATGGAGCAGGTGGTGGAGGTGCAGTAGGTTACTATGCACAATACCAGGATGATATTACTCAGCCATTGGTTGCAGTGAATGTAGGGCAACCTACTAAGTTCAGGACTATGGACTTAAGCAATGGGGTAACTGTAGTGAATGACACTGAAATAACCATAGCTAACACAGGGATATATAACCTGCAATTTTCTTTTCAATATCAAAACATAGATGTCAAGAATCAGGATGTAACTATATGGCTTAGAAAGAATGGGGTTGATGTAGATGGTAGTGCAGGATTTGTTGCTGTGGTATCTTCACATGGTGGTGGTCCAGGTCATGTTATAACATCATGGAATTACATACTTGATGCAGTAGGCGGTGATTACTACGAGCTGTATTGGAGTGCTACGAGCTTGGATGTTACCATGGAGTTCTATCCTGCAGGTAGCCCTCCTCCTGCAACAGCATCAGCTATCTTCACCGTAACACAACAAGCAGGTATCATAGCAGGTACAGGCATGACTGCACTGAATGGATTGAGTGCAGATGTTCAGACCATTAGCACAGGTACAGCAGGCTCTGATTTCAATGTAGTATCCTCAGGTATTGACCATCAATTTAATCTACCCACAGCTTCAGCATTAACTAGAGGAGCATTGAGCACAACCGATTGGAGTACGTTTAATAACAAGCAGGATGCATTGGTATCAGGCACTAACATTAAGACAGTGAACAACAACTCACTGCTAGGTAGTGGTAATTTAAACATCGGGCCCAGGCTAATGGGATATAGTGGAATACTAGGTACTCCAACTACAGGTACCGCAGTTACTATATGTCACTCATTACTCATCCCTGCCAATACATTAAACAGCAACAATATCCTGCAGTTAGTATTCAGGATGTATAGACAATCAGGTAATATCGGGCAGATGTATGGTAGAATATATACCAACACTACCAACAGCTTAACAGGTGCCACATTGATTAGCTCTATCTTTACAATGAATGGTGGAGGTACTCAGTTTATAGGATACTGCGAGCGTAACTATAGCTATGATGGCACAAGTCTTAGGACAATGGTAGGTACTACATTCTCCGAATATACTACCGGTAACATTCAAACCACTGCATTCAATAGAACAGTTAACCAATATATCTTGTTTACAATGCAAGCACAGAACGCTGCTGATATTGCTAACATAGATCTATTCAAAGTATTTGCATATGTTTAATTACAATGGAATAGAGTACACAATCACAGGGCCTATTGAGGTAGTGAGTGATACACAGCTACATGTAGAAACTGACAAGGGTATCATTCTAATAGATGATACAATGGATATATATAAAGAATTAATCAATGCCTAGATACGCAAAAAACGGAGTATTCAATATCCTCTACCCTACCAGGAGAAGGATGGCCACAATTTTAAAGAGGATCATTAGGCAGAATGGCCTAGTGGATACCAGAACTTTGGAGGATAGCGTGAGAATAAACGCACAAATAACAGGCTTCAGTACCCTAGAGATTGAGATTGTAGCCATGTATTATTTTATCTTTCTCAATAATGGGGCTTTCCTTTGGAATGGAGGGGTAATACCTCCTTATAATTTGGTCAGACAATTTACCGATGAGCTAACAAGTGCAGGAATCATAACAGAAATATACAGCCAATATACTGAATGGCTCACAAAAAATTACCCTATCCTAGAGATTGTGCCTATCTTAGAAGAGGAGCAAAGTATTGTATATAACTTCTATGCACTAGATGCACCGCCTGATTTCACTCCAGGGTTTCCGCTAGATGTTTAACTCTTTTTTCATGCCGATCATATTAAAGACAAAGATCAGTTTTAGTTTTCCTAGCTTCTCAGCTTTGGTTAAATCACCGTTGCATAGGTTATAGATCATTTGTTCCCATGACCATTTAGAGGCTTTCTTCTCAGCCTCGATTTCATCGAGCTCCTCCTTTGTTAGTTTAGCTTTCTCCTCCTCACTAATCTCAGTATCATCTACATCACCAAATAGATTTCTATAGGTTTCGTAAAAATGTTTTCTAAACTTTATAAACTCATTAATGATGCCATATATGTAGGTGATGGGAAGGTCAAGAAACTGCTCCGCTCTATTGCTCAGGTCAAAATCATACGGCTCCATTACCTCCTCCTCCCATTCATTCAGGCGTACTTTCCTGTACATGATAGCACATATCTTATCTAGGTTATCGATATAGTTGCTAGTGAATAAGTGCTCCAGGTCAATCCATTCGTAAAGCTCTAATTTTCCAAACGGCTTGAGCTTCATTCCTAGCACCTCATCCTGGTATCTATTGGGTGGCTGATGGCTGTACCAATTGACCTCTTTTATCAATGCATTGAGCTCATCAATTTCGAGCTCCTCAATGACCTCAATATTAACATCGGCTAAAATAGAAAGGGCCTCACTATTGTAGTGATAGGCCCCTTGCGTTTTATCAATTTTGCTTATCTCGATGAACTGCTCAAGCGTTACTTGGCTCCAGCTCTGGGGTAGCTTCAGCATTTTTAAATTGTTGGTTAACTTTATTGGCTATGTACATCACATAAGGGATAGATATATCCGCTGTCATTTTGCAAATGAATTTAGCTTTGTGTTTAATGTGGGCCTCTGCGTAGTGTTCAGCAGGGGTTAGATCCTCACGTTTAAACATCACGGCCATCATTTGGCTGATGTAGTTTTTCGGCTTATCTATTGCCAGCTTCTCGATGTGCTTAGTATCCCTTACGGTTAACTTCATCTGAGCCGTATAGGTGTAACCATCTATCTCGATAGTATCAATGGTAGGATAGTCAATGTTTTTATCCAGGCTATTGAAGGCCTTTACCATCTCGATAAAATCTGAGATATCCACATCCCAAAAATCCTTCTCAGGGATACCTAGATATTCAAAGATCTTCAGGTGCTTATCTACAGCATCCAGGTCCTTATTATTATTGATCTCTGTGATCATTTCGAACTGCTCAATGGTGAGCTCTTTCATTTGGTTTGGGATCTCTTTCCCTAAAATTGTTATCATAATTTTTTTTTAACAAATATAAGAAAATTCTAATATAGGTAAATGGCAGAAAAAAATATCCCTACTTATAAGATCACAATAGACCCAGCCTATGCTGAGAATGGTGAGGATCTAGGAATTGAGCAGATAGCATTCACGGCAAACCCTGCCATTAAGGTAAAAGGGATGGCCTTCTCAAGTGAAGCTAAGCCAATGTTTTTTTCAGATGAACTTAAATACCGCATCACGGCCCCTGCATTAATACCGATGGATATCTATCGTTATGATGATGACGCCAAACAGGAGTATTTTGTGCAGTTTACCAAAGAGGAAATCGAGAACATCCACGGCAAATTCATGAGGGATATGGTCAATCGAGACCTATTTAACCTAGAGCATGATACTGATAAGACAGTACCTGCCTATGTGCTTGAGGCCTGGATAGTTGAGAACCCAAAGAAGGATAAAGCATACAGCTCTTTTGGTATCGAGGTGCCAGAAGGTACATTGATGGTAACGGCACAGGTAACGGATAAGGAATATTATGCAGAGCTAGTAAGTGAGGAGCAGATAGGCTTCTCAATTGAAGGTTATCTGGGCATGAAGTTAAGTGAGCAAACAAATAAAAACCAAATAAACATGAACAAGTTACCCGATGGCGAGCACCTAATCGAGGGTAAAATCTACGTCGTAAAAGACGGAGAGGTTATCGAGATTAAGGAAGTCGAAAAAGTAGAAGCCTCTGAGGAGGTAGCTCTTGAGGATACGGTAGTGGAAGAGGAAACCACAGTTGAAACAACTGAAGAGGAAACCATGGCCGTAGATCCTGAGCTAGATGCTGAGGCAGTTTTAGCAATTGTTAAGCCAGCTATTGAAGAGCAGGTAAATGCATTAGTAGCTATGATTGCTGATCTTCAAAATCAATTGGATCAAGCTCTAACTCCAGAGATGGAAGAGGAGGAAGTGGAGATGGCTGAGGCTGTAGCGTTAAGCGTACAGCAAAGATTTAGTAACGTAAATAAATTTATAAACAAATAACAAAATGAGAAAGTTAAAATTCGATTTGAATATCGACCCTACAGCCTTATTGGCTGCTAACCCTGAGGCATTCTATTCTAAGGCATATTTGTCTGAGGATACTGCTGATAACTACCGTGCCCTTCCAGGTGTAAAGTACAAAACTAAATTAGCCTCTGTTACTTTTGGTAACATCCTTCAGGCTTCTAGCTGTGCCTTTACAGCTCCAACTGATGACCTAGATGCGAAAGAAATTGACGTATGCGCTCTTTCTGCAATGGCTCAGATTTGTCAATTTGACCTTGAGCAATCTTTCCTTTCTTTGCAAATGAGCAAAGGATCAAATGGAGATTTCTCTGTGGCTTCATTCATGAGCTTCTACTGGTCAGAAATGGCAAACAAAATCAATGGAGATCTTGAGAGCATCCGTTGGCAAGGTGATACAGCTTCTTTGAACCCTACACTAGCATTGTGTGATGGTTACGAAAAATTATTAGGAGCTCCTGGTTCAGGTGTTATCAATGGAGGAACTGGTGCAATCGCTAACTTTACAGCTCTTGAGGCTGCATTGTCTGCTGCATTTGCTTTGTTACCTGCTACTATTGCAACTAGAACTGCTGATCTACGTTTATATATGCCTACTCAATTGGTTAACATCTACCGATTAGGAGTAGCATCTGGTAACACTCAAGCGTATATTACTCAGGATCTAGCGTTAACTTTCTTAGGTGTTAAAATCGTAGTTTGTCCAGGGATGTCTAACAACACTTTTGTATGGACTTTGAAAGATAACCTTATCTACGCATTCGATGCTGAAGGTGATAGCTCTGATTTGCGTGCTGTTAACTTAGCTGATACTGTAGCTGAGCCTTACATCCGTACTCGTGCTAACATGAAGGTAGGTTTCAACTTCGTTAACCCAGGAGAGATCGTATTCTATTCATAATTAATAACCGAGCCCTCAGCAATGGGGGCTCTTTAATACTTTAAATCATGCCTTGTTTAGTTCTTGAAGACATAGTAAAATCATGCGACAATAACTCTGGTGGTATTTATGGTATCTGGATTAACCAACAGGATGAGATTGCCTCAATCACTCCTGTAGATCCATCAGCAGGAGCTGGATGGTCAATCACAGGTATCACATTAGCTGGCGTTAACTTGTTTCAAAATTTCTACATTAGACGAAATACCTCCAACTTCACAGAGGAGAGTAACATCGACCTAGTGAATGGTAGCTCATTTGTTACCTCTACAATTAACCTAATGTTTCACCGACGAGATGCTGCTAAATCTCGTGCCATTAAAATCTTAGGTGGTGGACAGCAGTACCTTACTGCCATCATTTTGGATGCCAATGGAATATACTGGTACTTCCCTTATTTGCAAGTTTCTGCAACAGGTGAAGGTTCAGGTACAGCTCGTGCTGATGGCTCTAAATATTCCGTTACTTTGGTAGCTGAGAATGAGTACCTCGCATACGAGGTGAACATGACCCCTGTACAATTGCAGGCAATCGGAGTACAATAATCAACTCCATATACATCTAAAGGCCCTCAGAAATGGGGGCTTTTTTTTAACATCTTATTAGGCATTCAATAATATAGGTATGATCTATCTAGAGCAAGGGGTGGTTAATCAAATCGTATTGACCTTATCAGAGGTTACAACGGTGGCAAATCCTCATTATTTGTTTGTGTTCACCAATGAAATGAATACAACAAGTACCCCTCAATTATTTACGGCACCTGATACAAGTGCCTATCCAGAGAGATACAATTTATTTAGCCTCAATGAGCCTACAGATATCTCATTGATACAGGGCCAATTTACTTATCAGGTATACGAGAGTAATAACCCTTTTATTTTACCCTTATCGATTTCGCAAACTACAGGAGTAGTTATTGAGGAGGGCAGAATGGTAGTAAGTGGACCAGCAGGCAACTCAATATACGATTAATATGGCATGGTATAACGATATTTTCAAGAGCAAATCAAAAGGCCCCGAGGTAGTGGAAGGGTATCAATCATTTTCTACTCCATTCCTTCCCGTAGGCCGTGGTAACTTAACCCTACCCTATGTAAATGGTAGGTATGATACTAATAAGGAGGTCCGTTTTGGCACCGATGGATTATACCCAGAGCTTTTAAACCAGATGTATTACAGCTCACCTTTGCATGGGGCTATAGTGGATTATAAAACCAATGCTGTTATTGGTGGAGGCTTTGCATTGAGTACGGATAAAATGACAGCTCAAGAAAAACTAGAGCTCTATACCTTTGAGAAAAAAATCAATCTTAAACACATTGTAAAAGCGACAACAAAACAGCTCATTCTACACAATCGGGTTTACTTTAAATTATGTTTTGATAAAAAACGGAAGCTAACTAAGATTGAAAATGTAAGCCCTGAAAAAGTAAGGGTATCTAGGGATAGAAAAATGTACTATCTATGTGATGACTGGAGCACCCGTATTGATATACGAGAGATTAAACCCTACCACATCACCTGTACCGATGAGTATCAGCTCTATTGCTATGAGATTAAGTCGATGGGTCAGGATTACTATCCGCTACCTACCTATACAAGTGCTTTAAATTTTGCATTTCTGAGTGGTGATCTTTCCTATTTCGCAAAGAGTAACATTCAAAATAGCGTTTTCCCATCCTTTGCTATGATGTTCCCCAAACGACCACAGTCAGAGGAGGAGAAGCACATGATTAAGGAAACCATCGACAGGCTTAAGGGTGCAGCCAATGCTGGCAAGGCCGTTGCATTTTTTGCCAATAGCCAGGACCAGCTCCCAAAGATTGAGGCCCTTCCAAATAACAATAATGACAAGCTATTCCTTGAGGCCTCTCAATTAAACACGGAACAGATTTGTTTTGCTCATACCATTGACCCTATTCTCATGGGTATCAGAACGGCAGGAGCTCTGGGTAATGGCTCGGATATCAAACAGGCTTATATTATATTTGAAAAGAATGTAGTCATGGAGCTCCGTAACCAGATTACAACAATATTTAACGAGCTGATAACTATTGCTAGGATACCTGCTGAATTTACTATTAATAACTTCCAGATCATTAACGAGACCATCGTGGAGCTTGAGGAGGATACAAGCAAAACAAATGATGCACTCAATAGCCTAAGCCCATTGGTGGCTACAAAGGTACTTGAGACCATGACCATTAACGAGATACGAGCTCTGGCATCCTTACCGCCAATAGAGGGAGGAGATGTAACACAAGGTGCAGCAGCATCACAATTCATTGTATAATGTTATATTTTATTACCGAGAATTACCTTAAAACAAATACCCCGATAACGGCTAACGTGGATGTAACAGATGTAACTCCATACATTGCAACTCAATCGGCATTGAGGATACAGCCTATCCTGGGTACTGTATTTTATAACCATCTACTAGCGGCATACAACGCACAAACATTGACCAATGATGAAATTGATTTGGTAGAATTTATTCAGCCAGTCATTGCGTGGAGATCAGCAGAGGATGCCGTATTCGGATTAACATACCAATTAAAGAACAAAGGCCTTCAAACTCAAAACGGAGATTATTCTGCAAGCGTATCCCGTAGTGAGGTAGCCTTTGGCATGGAGCACTATGCACAGAAAGCTAGTTTTTTTGAGCAGAGATTGATCAGATGGCTACTAGCTAACAAGGCTTTGTTCCCGATCTTTACATCAGCTCAGAATACTGATACCGACCTACGGCCTATGTTCAATCATTGCTCATGCATCAATGAATGGACCACAACCTGCACAGGGCTATGTGGTAACTTCCGAGAGAATGGCTACAATAACAGCATCTTAATTCTGTGAGGGCACAGCTCAGCATATTACTCACATCAATCCAGGCTAAATGGCCTGCATTAATAGCAACAATCATGGCTTTTTTCATGCCTATCTATGGGCTTTTATTCTTAATAGGATTTGCCATTGTGCTCGATACCATCACGGGCATCTGGAAGGCCAAAAAAACAAAGGTACCCATCACTAGCAGGGCACTAAGTGGTATTATATCTAAGATGTTTCTGTATGAGATTACCGTTATTTTGTTTTATTTAATAGATTATTTTATCTTGAATGATATTGTCATTAAATTTTTTACTGTACCTTTAATGCTAACCAAAATAATGGCATTGATCCTGGCATCTATTGAGGTGATCAGTATCAATGAGAATTACAAGGCCGTTCAAGGCATTGATCTTTGGCAAAGTGCTAAAAGGTTAATGAGTAGAGCAAAAGAAATAAAGCAAAATACCAGCGAAATATGTACACCAGAGAACAAATCGAGCGAGCTGTAAAGCAAAAAGGGTTTAAATGGTTTGAGGATACGGCAAATAAGGGCTATGATGTTAACATCGTAGGCATCCGCAACAATGCCCCATCCATAGCTGATAAGGTTACTAATGTTTTTGACGATCATATTACCATTACCTATAAAGATAGCCTAGGTAACTGGAATTTTTTCTGTTGGAATGCAACTACTGACCCGGGCAAAAAAGGTGTACAGCAATATCACAATGCAAAAGGCGTGGCTCGATTAGTGCCAGGGCAATATAGAGCTACATGGTGCATCGATAAACACCAGGGCAAATATGAAGCTCTTTGTCAAAGGCTAGGAGAGGTAACTGTATGGAGGGATGGTAACAGAGATCTAAAATTCGATGAGGTGAAAACCGATAAAGGTATCTTTGGTATTAACATCCACAAGGCAGGTACTGACAGCACATGGGTAGAGAATTGGAGCGAAGGGTGCCAGGTATTCAAGAGGGTAAAGGACTTTGAAACGTTCATGTTCATTTGTAAAAAGGCAGCTAAGATACATGGGAATAAATTTAGTTATACATTACTAGAGATATGAGGTTATTATTAATAATTATTATTGTCATTACGGCCTTTTCCTGTTCAAAAGAACTGAAGGTACAATACCATTTAAGAAAGGCAATTGAGAATGGGTTAAAATTTGAGCAGGGTAGTGATACTATCCAGGTGCTGAAGGTGGATAGCTTCCCTGTTATTAAGAATGATACAATTGTATATGAGAAGTATATCTCATATCACGATACGGTAATACGTTACCAAAATCAAATCGTAGAGATTCCTAAAACCCGTTGGCAAACCCGCATTGAATATAAGGAGAGGGTAAAGATTGAGAAAATCAAAGGGGCTACTGAGGTAAAGGTAATAAAAGAGCAGGCAAAGATAGCAAAGGCAACTAAGGAAGTAAAATACCGCACTAGATGGTGGCCTTTTGTTGTGGGTTTAATCATAGGTTTAATCATACCGTACCTATTGCAGGGAGGCCTACTAGATAGGTTTGCCCTTTGGAGAAAATTATGACAAGAAAACGGCTTTTTTACGACATTGAGACATCATTCAATGTTGGAGTGTTTTGGCGTACTGGCTACAACATCAATATAAATCCTCAGGATATTATCCATGAGAGGGCCATCATTTGTATATGTTATAAATGGGAAGGTGAGGAGGATATCCATAGCTTAACCTGGTCAAAGAACCAGAGCGATAAGGCCATGCTGAAGGAATTTACCAAACTATTGGCTCAAGCTGATGAGATAGTAGCACATAATGGGGATAGATTCGACCTTAAATGGATACGCACAAGAGCGTTAATACATGGCATTGATGTTATGCCTCATCCGAAAACAATTGATACCCTTAAATTGGCTAAAAAGTACTTTAATTTCAATAGCAATAAGCTAGATTATATTGCTAAGTTTCTACAGGTAGGGGCAAAGATGGAAACGGGAGGCTTAGATCTATGGAAAGATATAGTATTTCGTAAAGATCAGCAGGCCCTGGATAAGATGGTGGCCTATTGCAAGATGGATGTGGAGGTATTAGAGAAGGTATATAATAAGATACAAGGATATACATTACCTCAGCACAATTATGCAGTACAGCATGGAGGTGATAGGTATGAATGTGTAGAATGTGGAGGAACTAACTACCAATATAATAAGAAGGTAGTAACCAGAGCAGGCACCGTGCACCATTGGGTAAAATGTAAGGACTGCAACAGCTACAATAAGCTCAGTCAACTGGTATTTAGTAAATATCAGGAGTACATCTACAGAAAAAAGAAAAATATTTTCTAGCTAATTCCTTTATTTTATAAGGGTTTCAAAAATAATTTGTTAAAAAATGTAAAAAATGTGCATAAGCTATTGCATATATGAAAATGTTAGTTACCTTTGTAAGGTCAATAAGGCACAAAACCCATAAAAAAAATGATTATGAAAACTTTTAAAATTGAATTTTTAGACAAAGATGGTAACGAACTTTGGACTTCATTAACCGAGCAATACAATTTGGAAGATTGCCGACTTTACGCAGAACTATTATTTGCGAACTCGAATGTAAATGATTTATCTAACTATTTAATAACTGAATTATGAAAGACCCCTATGTAAACAGCTTACTTAGCTTTATCGTATTAGTCGGCATGACAGCCGTAATGTATTACTCTTTAATTTTTTCGATATGTGGATCAATATAACAGACGATAGCGAAAGAAATGAATTTCAAGCTGAATTCGAGATCTTTAATTATTGTGGAGATTTTAAATTCAGAATGTTCAGAGATGAGACCTTTGATATATATGATGTGGAGGCACGCACATCAGAAGGTGATGACTATACCTTGAATGATGTACAGATGGAAGGCCTTAACTATTGGCTTCAGGAGCTTATCAATGAGCAAGGTATCCGCTACGACAATGGATCAAGAGTGCATGAGTGGGATGAACACTGGACTTGCGGCCTATGAATTTATACGAGATGGCCAGATGGTGGCGGAAGCAGAGCCTACCCCATGACAGGGGGGGCTCATTTGATATAGAACTTTATTTACAAATTTTAAAAACCAAATACGAATGTTTAGATTGTTATACTATGCAGGCGGAAGCCTCAGAGAGAGTTACTACTTCCCAAGTGAAGCCCTCGCAAACTGGAAAGCCAGAGAGCTTTACCGATTAGGCACCCATAGATTAGGCCATTTTATAATTGAGAAGCTATGACAAGCTATAAATTAAAGAGATGCTATCTAATTATTCAGCTAATGAATGATTTAAAATATCATAAGATCAAAGACATCCAGGCCTATATTAATAGATCAATGGACAGCAACTATTGCAAGAGCCAGATTGAGAAGGATCTGAACTGGATTAAATGGAACCTGGATGTGGATGATTATGAAGCAGGAAAGGATGGGAGAAGGTTATTATATAAGGTGGATTTTTTTGAACGTTTAAAAAACTTTTTACAATGAACTATATAAATTATTACAGAATGTGGCTACCAGATATTATGGAGCCAGAAGGTGGCACCTGGTGCTATATGGGCCAAGGTGAGGATGGACTGCTATACCAATTGAATTGGTCATATAAGCCAGAGGATATTGAGGAATTAGATACATTACAAGCATACCAGGAATGGGGGTATAAAATTGAGAAGCTATGAACGAAGAGAGATATAAAACAGCAACAGACCTAAATCAGGATATAATTGATATCATTGAGGAGTATCAATTGAATGTACCAAAACGCACCCCAGAGATAGCCTTTAAACGTTTTTTCCTGTACAATTTTCTGCATAAACGCAGGCACCTATCTACCACAATGATAGGCAGGATGTTTGGAAAGAATCATGCTAGTGTTATTCACGGCATAAGGGAGCATGAGTACTGGTGGAAGAAAAAAGACCCTTACTACCTCAGAGCTGTCTATCCATTACCCGAGCTCATTAACCACAGGAGAGAGGATGTTAATAGCTATGATGTGAAGGTAATGCACCTAGACGATCAGGAGGTAAGGCTCACCATTACGGGAGTATTTTCTCCAAAGATGTTAACATCTATTGAACAAGTCATGCAACGTGAGGAAATTGGCCGTATATTTACCCCATCATAATTATAATGTGGGTTATAATTGAAGGGAGTCAAGGCTCCCTTTTTTTGTCATGACAGCATGACGATGTGCCAATTCTCTTTATATACCCCCCTTAAGATATGAGTAACTTTTTTTTTAAAACTTTTGCAAATTTATCGTCATATCGTCATGAAATCGCTGAAACGTAATCCTGTATTGAGTTTTAGCCATGACGATAAAAAAAATTTATCGACATTTGTTGTCCGTATTGTGTCATTAATTATATTTGTACCCTATGTATAACCCCACTATAAGCGTATTCCGAAGCCTATTTAATAGTAAGGAAACACCATTTAAGCTCACAGCTCTAGAAGTATTCAACAGGATAAAGCAAGGCAATCCTGATATCATTACCAAAATTAAACGGGTAAGGTCTGGAGATCCTGAGAGCAAGAATCAGCTCATGGCCATAATGTTTAATGGCACCTTTAATGAGCGGAAGGATGATGGCCTGGTAAACCATTCTGGGCTTTGTATCCTGGACTTTGATAAGTACCCCAACGAGAAGGTACAGCAGGAGGAACGTAAACGGCTCATGGAGTGCCCGTATGTTTATATGCTATTTACCTCCCCATCTGGTAATGGGCTCAAGGTAGTAATAAGGATACCAGAGTCAGATAAGTTTGAGCACAAAAGGAGGTTCAAAGCCTTTGAGCAGTATATACAAAGTGATTACTTTGATACGGCTAATAGTAACGTATCGAGGGTATGCTTTGAGTCGTATGATCCTGATGCCTACCTCAATGAATTTTGCGAGATATATACAGATATCTCTGAGGATGTTGGTTATCATGTATCCGAGAAGCTCCCAGTATTAGCCATTACTAATGAGGATCGTATCATTGATTTAATCATGCGCTTTGATCATGGGAATTTTTCAGCAGGTAGGAATAACTGGATATATAAAGTGGCCTGTTGCATGGCTGAGTACGGAGTCGATGAGTATGCTGCTAAGGATTACCTGCAACAATATCAGCAGGAGGGTTTTACCCTCCATGAAATAATGGTTACCATTGGGAGTGCATACAGAAAGGCACCATTTGGTACCCGTTACTTTGAGGATAACAGCACAGTAAAGAAAGTAAAGATAAAGCTCCAGGATGGCATCTCTGAGGATGAAATTCAAAAGCAACTAGGTGTTAATGGTGGTATCATTGAATCCGTTAAGAAAGAGGTGCAGAATGTGGATGATGTATTCTGGCAAAATGATGGAAAGAAATTAACCATTTTACCCCATGACTATGCAAAATTTCTCCATAAACATGGCTTTGCTAAGTACTACCCAGAAAGGAGTAATAAGCCTACCTATGTATATATACAGGAAAACAAGGTACAGGAGAGCTCCGTGGAGCTGATAAAGGATTTTGTACTTAAATACCTATTGGCTAAGGATGAGCTGGATGTATATAACCATTGCGCTAAGAGTGCTCAGCTGTTTACTGAGAGCCATCTGAATATGCTAGAAAGTATTAACATGAAAATACTCCAGGATACCAGAAATGCATCATATATCCCATTTCTTAATGGAGTGGTAAGGGTAACAAAGGACCAGATAGATCTACTCAGCTACATTGATATTGATGGATACATCTGGAATGAGCAAATCATAAAGAGAAACTTTACCCGATTACCAGATCATGCTAATAATTTTCAGGATTTTGTACATAAGGTATCTAATCAGGATCAGGATAGGATAAAAGCAATGGAAAGCACCCTAGGGTACCTTATCCATACCTTCAAAGATAAGACAGATCAAAAGGCCATCATATTTAATGATCAGGAGATCGATGATAACCCCAACGGAGGGAGTGGTAAATCATTGATGCTAACGGCCATCGGTAACATCCGTAAAATTATAAAGATAGATGGAAAGGCATACAACCCCTCAAAGAATGATTTTGTATATCAGAGGGTAAATCTAGATACCCAGGTGCTGGCCTTTGATGATGTGAGAAAACATTTTGATTTTGAGCAGTTATTCTCACTGATCACTGAGGGCATCCCAGTCAACAGAAAGAATAAGGATGAAATATACATCCCATTCGAGCGAAGCCCTAAGATTGTTATCACCACAAACTACGTTATTTCGGGAGCAGGTACATCTCATGACAGGAGGAGGCACGAAATAGAGTTTTTTCAGTACTTTAATTCACAACGTAACCCACAGGATGAGTATGGAAGGTTACTATTCGATGAGTGGACAGCCTCAGAGTGGACAGCATTCGACAATTATATGCTGAACAACCTACAGATGTACCTACAGAATGGTTTACTCAAGAGCAAATCAATTAATGCCGATGCTAAGAGATTTATACAGAGCACCTGTAAGGAGTTTTATGATTTTGTTATGGATGGAAATATCGGGCTAGGCACCAGGCATTATAATAAGAGCTCGATTGAAAGCTTCCAGGAGGATACGAATGGCTTTAAAGATTTGGATTCTAGAAAGTACCTCAAATGGGTAGCTGCATGGGCCACATATAAAGGTTATAAATTTGTAAAAAATAGGGATCAGCACGGCAGATTCTTTGAAATAACAGCAGAATGATATGAAAATAGGAGATAAAATATTAGATGTAGAAGATGGTGATTGTTATTTTGAAGGAATAGTAACCGAAATTGTGGAAGGGAAAGTAACCAAATATATATTAACTAAAATAATTTGGAGTGGTGAGGAGGATAAAGATGATAAAAGATTAAATACTGAAATATCACCTGAGTGGTGGTATATTGAACCATTAGAAGAATGAAAAAAGAACATAAAAACAAGCTCCATGAGCTGAAGGTAGAGAGGTATTCAATAACGCATCCTAGCATACCTCCTAATTACATTGCGAAAACTGAATACAAACCTGCAACGGCCAACGGCCTAACTAAGGCCATTTGCGACTGGATTAACCTGCATGGATACCAGGCAGAACGTATCAATACAATGGGTAC